TAATCATGGTGCAAACGCCTGTTCAAAGGTTGCAGTAATTGTCATTACCGTTTTGCTCTTTATGACCTTCTGAAGGCTGTCAGCCTCAACCCGCCATAAAGCGAGCTCCCCAAATGGCGGCTTAAACGAAAATGATTTGGTTTTATGTCGCCGTAGAAAAGCATAAATCTGCAGGCCCAGTTCTGGTCGTCCGGTAAAGGAATAATCGTAGGTCAGGGTCTCGCTGTTCAACCCTGAGCCGCTGACCTGCGCATAACCTTCGCCAAACTGAACCTTGCGAATCGTGTCGGTGCTTTTAGTTGTTGGCTGACTGGACGACTGAATCGACCAAGGGAATATTTCAATAGTCATAGTCCACCTTAAAGATTCTTCGTACCCGCAGCATGGCTAATTATTGTTGCAATACTTTCTGTAGCGGTTAAGGCTTTCTATGTCTGAATTTGATAATAATGCTGGTTCTCCATGATCAAATCCATAGGGTGTGCTTTCTACATATATGTAAAATAAAGTATCACCTTGATAGCCACCAAATCCATTTTTGGCATTCACATTGCCACATATATAACCGCTAAGTTTTGATTTGCTATTTTCATTATCTGGTGAAAACATTACACCCTTGAAAATAGCGCTATCAGGATCGCGAAGAGACTCCATGATTTTTTGCTTTCCAAAATCTATAGCTTCACTATTTTGTCCATTGCAACCTGATAAAAAAAAGCAGGCTAAAGCAAAAACACTAAATTTATTCATTTTAATATCCTAAATCGCTCAAAATAAATGTATTTTACTTAAACGATATATGAAAGTAACTACCGTTTTTGCTGGGCTATCCAGATCAGGCCGCCAGGACGCACTGCTTTAGCAATGCCATCATTAACAGCCTGCGTAATGACCTGCTGGTAAGCCCGCCCGAGTTGTTCTCCGGGAGGTTGCTTCGCTTCATTCTGCGGGGAGGTGACGGACACAGGCGCATAGACGCTGACACCAAAAGGCGCGGCGACGGCTGTTGACCCACCACCGACAAGGCCACCCGATGCGTAACCCCGCATCAGGTTATAGAGATTGCCCACGCCGAGGCGGCTGGTTGCCTCTTTGGTAAATACGAACTCGCCCCGGTGAACAACCCCTGCAGGCTCGTATTTCCCCCCGGATCCTGTGTAACCGCCGGTGGCAAAGCCCATTGCAGTCGTGGCCGAATTCACCATTCCCACCAGCGCCTGCTTCATCAGTATTTGGGTAAGCATGGACATAATTGATCGCGTAAAATCCGACCAGCTTGCTTTACCGTTAGTGAGCATTGCTGCCATGTTTTCACTGATACCGTCAAACGCGGTGGAGGC